TACCTCGCATAACATGGTGTAGTCTAACGAACAATGAACCCGTTAGATCCGCTACCATTACCCCACATAGGCCCACAGGCAGACCTACAAAGAGTAATTGCATAGCAAAGGGTAACGATGCTTCGCTGATTAAGATCACCCACAGACCTGATCCCGTAACAAACAATGCCCACAGTCCCGCTGTTAATCCTGCTATGATCAGGATTTTACTGATTTGTAACAAATTATTCATAAGTATTCTCTTAATAAAATCGTGATAGTATTAATCAAATTGTACTCTTAATTTTTCTAATTTCTTCTTCAAGCTCAAGCAACCGCTCACTGTCTTGTTTCTTATAGTTCCATCTCAAACTATTGAGTACATCACAGATATACCTAGGCAATACAATAGTGCATATTGCAATAGGTATTAATACCCAAGCTATTGGGGGCAATATCTGCATAGTAACCCCTAGGCAAAGACTTACAGTTCCAAGAATCAGAAGGTCGTACAATAACCAAGAGCCTAAAGGATCTGCTATATCGTCTACACGTTCCCACTTAAAACCTTGTAACTTGTCAAACCAACTGGGTTCGGTACGACCTCTTGACCAAAATTTAAGTAATGAACTAATTGCAAGCAATACAATTGGTAAAGCTAAGTTAATTACATACAACGTAATGATAATATTTGAACCTAAATTTAATCCCATTATTGTTCCCCTTGTTCAGGTTCAATACGGTACAAGACACCTTGCACGGAATGGATTGTTTCGACATCAACCCAGTGGTCCCATAATGGGTACTTGTATTGAAATTGAACGTGTTCAGGTACGTGTTCAGGTTGGATATGGTTCATGGTTGAACTCCTATTGAATGGTGTAGAAAGAATGCTATCATCCAAGCTTGATGAAACAAAAAGCCCTCAATCAAGAGGGCCGTTGTTCAGGTGGTAAGGTTAAGCTTTAGCTTTAGCCTTAGGTGTAGCTTTAGCCTTAGGTGTAGCCTTAGCCTTAGGTGTAGCCTTAGCCTTAGGTGTAGCCTTAGCCTTAGCCTTAGGTGTAGGTTTAGCCGCTACTACTACAGGTTTAGCTTCACTTTGATCACCACTGTATTTTTTAAGTAACGCCTCAAGTTCAGATTTAAAGGTGTCGTTAACTTCCTTATTCGCTTGCTTTAACTTATCGCTATCCTCTGCGCTGGTATAACGTTTGATGTTACCTAGGCAAGCTTTGATCAGATCGATCTCAGGTGTTGCGGTGCCAATCTTATCATGTAAGTACCAAGGTTTTTGAAGTACCTTCTCATTAACCTTGAGCTTGGTACTATTACTGAACTTCACGAATTTTAGTTCACCTTTGATTTTACGGAAGGCGAAACCTTGCACCAAAGCTAAGATATAGTTACGCAGTGTTTGCGATCTCATACCTTGTCCGTATGTTTGTCCAGCCTGATCCATTAGGAAGTTGAATACCTCTGGATTGTTTGAACCGTTCACCTTGAAGTGATCCAATCCGTACACTACAACGTTTTGGATGTTATCTTGTATACTACCGTTGGCCGTAAACGCAGCACATGCTACTTGTTTCCAGTTTTCTGCGTTAACTTCTACGTTGCCAGTTGATACCGCTTGCAATAACTTTTTTGTTAGTTTCATTTTGTTCACCTATTAAAAGATTAAGAATCCCATAAACAGTACGTTTATTTCGTATGCTAAAAAGCATATTGAAGCGCACCACAAACATAGTGATACGCTTAGTATATGATTTCTAACGCTTGCCCATTAACCTGTCCTTATGGTCTAGGCCCACGATGGAAGTATATCCCGCTTCCATTACGGTCGAATTGTTTTTGACTAACTACAGTCGCAGTAACAATTTAACTGCTATCGGTAGTGTTTATCCACTCAAGTTTATTCGTTATTCCAACCCACCGAACACCTAACAACTATCGTTTTATACGTCACTCCTGAACTTGCTAGATTCATTAGGACTTGCTATCGCTAAACATGCTCAAAGAGTGACCTGATCACATGCCTGATAACTTGGTGTTATGTAAGCTTACTAGAACTTTCAACTGGTACAATGTGCTGTATTGTACCACTACCTAGGCCCGCCAGTTTTTTTCAAGGGGCGGCACCTATTAACTTGCCGATTTAACGGCTATCTATTTCTACCTATGAAACTTGCCTTGTGCTAAGCGACACGACACTGAATAAAAGACATACATTGTACGGCCCATAGTTAGTGCTTCAGACTTTAAATGCTACCCTGTACAAAAGTACCAAGCGCATATTAAGACACTAGCTAGTGAAGAAATGGAAAGTAACTGAATTGTTAAAGAACGTGCCCCGATGGACGCTAGATATATAGCATATCCCGTGCCAACAATTATTTTATTCAATAGAATCAATAGTTTAGCTGTAATAACCTTACTAATAGTATGGATGATAGCATTCAATAATTACCTTAGTTGTAAAGAAACCCGACAGTGCTAAGTGTATGATTCTATTAACAATGGTAATAATACTTCCCTTAATACATAGGTTTTATAACACCTTGAACTGTAAAGAAACCCGACAGTGCTTTGAGGGTAGCATTGGCATTAATATATAAGGAAACGCGTACACGTGTAGCAAGGTCTATGCCAACCTGTAAAATAAGTAATCACACTGTACATACGTACATTCCCATAAAAGGCTCTGTACGTCACTCAGAGCTATTAACTATTTTCTGGTGTACTTTCCTGAATAAAAACTGATCGTACAATGTAGGTACCTTACAGGCTGAATTCGCTGTTTTCAGAGAGTGAATAATTATTCAGTATCTGTGCATAAGTATTCAATAGCTGTAATGTTGGCATGAGTATTGCTAGGTACTAAGTGAATACCTATTGGCATGAGTATTGCTAGGTACAATCACTGTATAGATATACATATAATCAATAGGTATCAGGTGCTATACCTAAGTGGCTCGCTTGCGAGCGTCCCCATATACAAAACAACAACTTACAGCACATAGCACCCGTCAGGATGCAAGGTCACTCAGGAATCCATTCCATTCGTTCTTCACTCAGTTCACAGGCACCCCACCCCTCGGGGGTCTTGTTCTGTGGTTGTAGAGTGCATAGCCCCCCAGAAATTTCTACAAAAAATATCAAACCAGAGATTCTCTCCGAGGTGTGAGTACCCCGCTCTAGGGGTGCGACCATCCTTGGCGTGCTCTTCATCTCTTCGTCCCAACGGGACGTTCTCCCTTGAACGCTCTAAAGGACTTATTTAACTATTTTTAACTATTTAACACTGGAATTGAACTTTCTTCAACTGAAAGTTGTCTAATCTATATGACCATATAATTATTCAGGTATTTAGTACTAATTAAATAATTAAATAGCTAATTAAATAAGTACTAGTACATACCTGATCTTCTCTCGAAGAGAGGCTTTACTACAGAGACCTTACTAAGGGGAACGCTTGAACCATATCTTGAGTCCTTTCATAGGTAAGTTAGTTCAACTAGGAATCCCCGGACAGTACACCTGTTATGGATACCTCAGAGAAGTTCAGGAAGACCAGAGCTACCAGTACGGAGATGCCCCTGCTGATACCCTGATTGTACTAGAAGTACATGACCCTGAGTTAGTCACATCAAACAACCCAGACGAACCTGAGCATTGGACAGTACATTGCTTCAGTTCAGATATCTCACTAATTCCCCTTCACTAAGAGTACATAATGGCTAAGTACACACCATCTGGTAACGTAAGAACTAAAGCTGACTTCAATGCTGAATTCCAAAAGATCAAGGTAGCTATTGATTCCCAGTTAGATCGGGAGTCCAGTAGTTCTAATCAGATGGAAACTCCACTGGATATGAACAGTCAGCGAATTTTGAATCTACCTGTACCTGTAAATCCAACAGATGTTGTACGGGTTAAAGATGTCAGCGATCTTGTGTTCCAGACCCAGTTATCTTATGTCCAAGAGGATGTTCCTACTGAGGTAAGTTTAGAAGGCTCACGTTGGTACAAACCCTCTTTAGCTACTACATTCGTGTACTACACAGATCAGTCAGGCGATAAGTACTGGGTAGAAGAGCCTGTTGCAGTATGTGACCCTCTTGAACAAGCCTCTGAGTTAACTACAGATTCATTAATTCTGAGTACAGAAGTGTACGGGACAGGGACCTCTTTAACTACAACAGGGTACAGTGCTGTAGGTGATGGTGGCGGTGCTCAATGGGTATCTACAGCAGTAACGGGACAGACCCCTAGTCAAACACCAGCGCAGCTAGGTGATGCACTACTTAACGATGCTAATGGCGTTCAATGGTCGCTAGTTTCAGGAGGGTCAGTTAATGTAGATACGTTGGGTGCTGTTGGTGACGGGATTGCTGACGATACTGCTGTATTCACTGCCGCAGCGAAAGGATCTATTTCAGCTAAAACGCTTACACAAGGGCGTCTTGTCAGATCCGATAGCGCATCTGTGTATGTCCCTGCTGGCAATTACAACATCACAAGTGTAGTAGATACAGACGGAGTACAAATACGTTGGATCATGGCTAACGGTGCTGTAATCCCTAATCTGTCAGTTAGTGACGAGCCTCTGGATTCGGACGCTACATACGATCAAAACCCTGCTTATCTGTTTGGATCTATCTCTTACGATGATAAAAGGGTGTTTCTGCGTCCTTGCGGTAGTCGTGATTTTAATGCTGGATTCACTGCTCAAGTATCAGGCAACCCTCAACGGGGAGCAGAGATAACGGGTTTCAGTGATTACACATCTGTTGCCAACTATGCAGATCGAGACGCTGTTGGTATCTACAGCGACGCTTACGCTGACCCTAATGAACAGATACTTATTGATCCTGTTACGTCATACACTGATACTAGGGTTAATCTTCCTGCGCCTTTAACGTCTAACCAAGTTGCTAGACTGCGCGTAGGTATGATGTTGGATACACGCCATACAGGCGCTAAGTTCACGGGTACAGTCACTGACTGGGACGATTCAGGGAACTGGATTGATGTCGAGGGCTGGTACGCAATGGGTGACACGTCTGACGGTCAAATACCGGGCGGTAATACAGGTATCCTGATCAACCCAGTAACTAAAGTGTGGGGAATGAACACACAGATAAAAATACCTACTACGTCTTATGCTCACGCTGGATCAGGTATGGAGATCGGCATCAGCGACTGGAAAGCTGAGTCGGAGCAGTTCGATACTGGCAGAGATATAGCGGTAGATAACAGTCCCCACTATGTTTGGGGCATGCACATTACAAACTTCACAAGTAATAAAATGCAAGCACATTTAGTGTTAGATGGTCCGAGCTGGTACGCTATCCAGACTAATGCCAACGTTAGTAATGGCTTCAGGTATAGAGGTGGAGGTTCAGCTTTAATTACTCAAAATGACTCCCTGACTACTCGTGGCCGTGTTTTAAATAGTGGCCGATACTTCCTTGAAGAGCAGACGGCTACCGTAACAGCTACCCCTGACGAAAACCCAGCGAACTCATTTTACTGGGACACTGCACTTAAATTCAACACCGCAAGTGGTCCTACAATGGAGTTAGGTAGGCAGTACGACGCATCAACGCCTGTGATTAATTTCCACCAGAGCGGTGGCAATATTAATTATGATACACGTATTCGAACTACTAACGGCGATGGGGCTACTGACGGTAATGGTTTCCTCTGGCTAGAAGCAGATGGTACGTCAGGACGTGTGTATCTAGACGCTGACGATGTTATTGTTAATAACGCTACTCGACTTAGACCTGCGGATAACAACGCAACAAAGAACGGCGATACAAGTAACAGGTGGTCTGAAACTTACTCTGTTGAATTTCGGCCCGGCACTGTTGGTGATGTGGTGTGGACTAGTGGTACAGGCAGCCCCGAAGGTGTAGTAACAGCACCAGTAGGGTCTATGTTTACTAGAAGAGATGGTGGGGCCTCTACCACTCTATACGTCAAAGAATCTGGATCAGGCAATACGGGATGGGTCGCTAAATAATATGGTTACAGGAACAAATAATGGTTGATTTTACAAGCACTCCCGTCGTCGGTGACGAGCAGGTTATAAACGGTAAGCTGTTCCGCTGGGATGGGGAGAAATGGGGTGCAGTACGAGAAGTACGTCCTCTAGAAGTAACTACCCTGTTAACTATGTTGAACTCTAATAAATCGTACGCCCTTGGCTCGTATGTTAAGTTCTCAGGGTACTCTAACGTCTCTGACAGAGGCGCTTCTTTCTGGTCTCGGATCAATGAGACAGGGACTGCATCACAGACTCCTGCACAGCTCGGTGATGCTAAGTTCACAGATGCCTTAGGTCAAGTTTGGGAATACGTTCAGACTGAGGGTTATTTGAATCTAGCGGCAATCGGAGCTACGGGTGATGATTCATTTGATAACAGTTCAGTGTTCGCCGCAGCAGTGAATTCTCGGTTCAAGTACTACAAACTGTTCTCCGGTGTTTATCAGTGTACAGGGATTACCCTCGACAGTGATTCTTGCTTAGAAGGCGTAGCAGGGGACCGTCCTGAACTAAAACTTAAAGATAACGGGAACAGTATTCTTGTGTACGGTGAAGGTGTCACTAATGTGACTATCCGTGACCTTGTAGTGAACGGGAACCGACTGAATCAAGCAATAGGCTCTGGTAATAATTACCGAGGGGTCTATTTCCTGAACGCATGTTCCAATATTGATATAGAAAATGTTACTGTTAAATCTTGTGTGGATCACGGGATATTCTTCTCTAACGGCGGCGTTCCTAGTAATGAGTGCGGAAAAGATAGCACAGTACGTAACTGTATTGTAACTGATTGTGGTTCATCGGCCCATAGCTCTGGAGGCGGGGCTGGCGGTACAGGTATCGTAGGGGGTCAACGGTCTACACATTTCGTGAGTTGTATCTGTTACGGGAACCACTTGAACGGTTTCAAGAGTAACGGTACACATACGGGTTGTGAATCGTATTCTAACACAGGTGGTGGCTACGAAACAGGCTTCGATTCACCAGCTACAACCCAAGCTAAATGGGTTCAGTGTTCTGCTGAAAACAACGGCGGAACTGGTTGGAGGAACCAAGGTGAGGGTGATGAGTTAACTTGGATCGGTTGCCTTGCAAAAGGTAATGGAGGTTCTGGAATTTTGTTCTTGAACTCTGTCGATAGCGCTATTGTTGCAGATTCATGGTTCATAAATAATGGACAGAACAGTGCCTCAGGTACACGATCAGATACTGAGGGCTTCGATGGAATAACATTCACAGGGACAAGCACAAACTCTAACAATATTATAGTTGACAGTTGCCAATTCAAAGATGATCAAGGTACGGCTACTCAAGAGACCCATCTGTACTTCAGGAAAGATACTCCTGATGTATGTATAACCGGAAGCAATCAGTTCGGTGATGCCGGTATCCAGCCAATCTTTTTTGAAAGTGCTGCATACAGCTCAGACGTAGCTATCGGTGCATGTAAGGGTTTAACTACAACAGTTAATGAGATAACTCCTGTAATCATTACAGGGACAGTAGCTACTACATCACTGAATACCTCTGTAATTGACGCTCGTTCATTTGTTTCAGCTATGAAATTAAGGTTCACTTCTGTAGGGGTAGCCTCCGGTATCCAAGGAACTAAAGTAATTGAGTTCGGAGTAGGCGGTACATTTGTAACAATCTCATCACAGTTAGCGGGCGATCAAGATTCGTATGTACTCCAAAGCACACTGTACCGTCAAGGTTCTACAGTATACGTTGATTGGGAGTGCCGTACATCAGGTGGGGCTACCTTAGAGGGCAGCTTCTCTGTGAGTTCTTCTCTTGCTAATACGTTGACAATAAGTACTCGTGGAACACTAGGTAATGCTGCGGATAGCATCACATCTGACAGAACTGTACTAGAGTCATTCTAAGGATTCAGATGAAAACTAAATCAACGAACGGTGTTCAGCTTACACAAGGGTTATTCTTTGAGTTCAATAACAAAGAAGCCCCGTTTACTTTACGGACCGAAGACTACACATCCAAGGCAGGTAACACGTACACCAGCGTGTACCAAGTACTGATGAGCAGCGTAGATGAATACGAGGCTATCCATAACTTAGGCTTAACTAAGCGTCATTGGGATAAGCTATGTGGATTGGACTGGTTCATGAACGGCCACTGGTTGAACAAGGAGACTCGCCTAACTGGCTTGACTCAATGGCGTAAGGATCTAATCCTGCGCGATCAGAGTACAGCTAAGCGAGCTTTATTGAATGCCATCGAGGGTGGTGATACTTCAGCTGCTAAGTTTCTGTACAGTGAGACAGTGAAGTCTGACGCTAAAGCGGGTAGACCTGAGAAAAAGGTTCCGAAGAAAACCACCAGCAGTGCTGTTACTCAGTTACGTAAGATCCAAGGTATTGATTAGTGTCAGAGTTACAAGAAGCTAGGGAAATTTGTGAGCAAGACCTGTTCACATACGCTCAGATGATGTTCCCTAAGCGGTACTTCGGAGACCTTCATAGGGATATGTTCTGGTTCTTCCAGAAGTCTTTAGAGGAGGCTATGGAAGATGGCCTAGGTGATAATGCTGGAGCACTGGTTCCGCGAGATCACCAGAAGAGTTTCTGTATTGCTGTAGCGTGTTCATGGGCTATAACTAAATACCCATGGTTCACAGTAGCGTACGTATCTAGTAACCCGAAGTTAGCTGAGAGTCAGTTAACAGTTATCAAGAACACATTCCAGTCTGACATCCACAGGGAACTTTGGCCTGAGATGTTGAACTACGAAATACATCCAAGAACGAAGCAGTTCGAACATAAGCCTTCCGGTACTTGGACTAAGACAGATATCGACGTAGATCATCCTGACCGTCCTAAGTCTGAGAAAGATCCTACTATACGTGCTACCAGTGCTAAGAGTACAAACACTGGAGAACATTACAAGTTATGTATCTTTGATGATTTGGTAACTAACGAGAACTACAGGTCAGCAGCGGAACGTGAAGAGATCCGTGAAGTGTACCAGTCGTTTGCTAGTATTGCAACCACAGGTAGTATTAAATGGATGGTAGGAACTAGGTACGGGGATAATGACCTGTACGCTGATCTGAAGCAGAAAACGTATCCTCTGTATGATGACCACGGTAATCTGATTGATGAGAAACCTTTATGGAAGTTCTTTGAACGTGTAACTGAAGACTCACGTACAAGGGATGGAAGTGGTACATTCTGCTGGCCTCGTATGAAGATGCCAGATGGAAGTTGGTACGGGTTCAATCAGAACGAGTTAGCTAAGAAGAAAGCTGATGCTTTTAATGAAGAACTGTTCTATGCTCAGTACTACAACGACCCTAATGCTGTAGCTACTGACCGATTAGATAAAGATTCATTTATGTACCTCCAGCCGAATATGCTTACTCAGAAGAACAGCACATGGTACTACAACAGTAAACCTTTGAAACTGAACTGCGGGATGGATTTAGCGTTCTCAGAGGGTTCAGGTGTTAAGAAGATGAAACGAGACTACACAGCAATCGCTGTAACAGGTTTCGACGATCAAGGTTACTGTTATGTACTCGACCTCAAAAGATTCCAAACTGGCAAGGCTGAGGTGTACTACCAAGAGCTTCTAGAGTTGTACGATTACTGGGGATTCCGTGAATGTACAATTGAGACGAATGCTGGTGGTAAAGTTGTAGCTAACTTCATCCAAGATAGCCTTAGAGCTGATGGACACTTACTGGTAATACAAGGGCAGCATAAGAACCAAACACAGGGTTCTAAAGAAGAGCGTAATGCTTTAATGCTTGAGCCGATGTACAGACAGAAGAGTGTGTACCACACCAAAGGTGGATACAGTAGACTTCTAGAAGAAGAACTACGTTTGAACAAGCCACCACATGACGATTTATCCGATGCTTTGTACATAGCAGTAAGCACAGCAAAGCGTCCTACGAAAGCAAGATTCACTACAAACCGTACAAGCCGGAATGTTATCCCAGCCGGAAACCGGTTCCAAAGTAGACAGCGAAGGGCTTAATTAATGCAATCAGTAACAATACAAGATTACAGCAGCAGTACAATCACTGCAAGCGCAATTGCTAATCTTTGGTTCGAATGGAATAACTACCGTGTTAACGCTAGAAACCTTTGGGGCGAGATAGATTCTTATATCCATGCTACCGATACTCAGAACTTCGTAGGGAGTGGAAGCTTTGACCATAGCACCCATATTCCCGTAGTTAGTGAGATACATGAAGACCTTTTAGCAATCCTGTACAGCACCATCCTCCCTCATGAAGATTGGTTAGGTTGGAGAGGCCATGCTTTTGATATTGAACTGAAGACTAAGCGTAAGAAATTACTAACGTACATCAAGCAAGTGAACCGTGAGAACAACTTCCGTTTAACTATGCGTCAGATCATTGATGACTTCTGTAGATACGGTAATGCCTTCGCACAGACAGTGTACAAAGATGAGACGCATCTGAACCCTGAAGGTGAACTTGAAGTAGGTTTCAGTGGCCCTTGTCTGAAGCGTATATCTCCGTACGATATCGTGTTCAATCCTACTGCTTCCGATTTCAGCAAGACTGGTAAGGTTATCCGCAGTATGATGTCTGTAGGGGAGTTCCTGCAATGGACTGACTCCCTGAAGGCAGCGGGTCATGAGATAGACAAAGAAGCTGCACAGGCTGTCCTAGACCGTCGTGGAGGGGGTTCTCAGACAGCAGATACCTCTAACGTACAGAAGAACAACCAGTACGTTCCTGACGGGTACGGTACAATAGAGCAGTACTACCAGTCTGGATTTGTCGAGGTACTATGGTTCTACGGTAGCGTGTACGATGCTAACGAGCAGAAGGTACATAACGGTAGATTAATTATTATCACTGACCGTACTAATGTGCTCCTTGATAAGTTCGAACCTGACTGTCGTATCTTTAAAGCTGGGTGGAAACCTAGACCTGATAACCTATGGAGTCAGGGACCTCTAGATAACATCATCGGCATTAATTATATGATCAACCATCGTGAGAACGCTAAGAACGATGCTATTGATAAGTTCATTTATCCTGACCGTGCTTATGTAGGCGAGGTAGATGAGATCTATGATGAAGTAACTGGTCATACGAAGTACATCATGCCTGAGGGCGGTAGCGTAACAGATATCAGTCCAGATAGCACAGTACTTTCTTACGATAACCAAATCGTGATGCACTTAGAGATGGCACGTAGAGCTGCAAGACTTCCTCAGCAATTAGCAGGGTTCAGAACCCCCGGAGAGAAAACAGCTCAAGAGGTTCAATCTCTGAACGATGGAGCCTTCCGAGGATTCATTAACAAAGCTGAGCAGTTCGAGCAAGAGTTCTTAGAGCCAGTGATTACAGCGTTCATTCAAATAGCTAAAGAGAACTTCCGTACAATTATAGAAGTCCTAGGTGAAGATACTGATGGTGTGATTGAAGTTATGAGTATTACCCGTGCTGATCTTGAAGCTAACGGTAAGATGGTTCCACAAGGAGCACGTCGATTCGCTCGTAACATCCAACAGCTTTCAGGTCTGAACCAGTTATTTGCAAGTAACGCAGCTCAGTTCTTAGGTACACATATGAACACGTTCAACCTAGCTAAGACTTGGGAAACATTATCAGGGTTCGATGACTACGATATCATTCAACGTTTCGCAGCCATAGATGAGTCTACAGAGGCTCAGAAGTTCCAAGCTGAAGCAGAGCGTGAGTTAGTAGATACATTGTCTCAACCGTCCGTACAGGAGATGCAGCAGAATGCAGATCAGAATACCGAACTTCCTGAGTAAGCGTAAAGCTAACTGTAAGACCCCAGCTGAGGTTGAGGAACTTATAGCGAAGTACAGGAATTGGGTACAGAGTGACATCACTCAAGAGTTCGTTCAGAACTTAGACCACCAGATACTAGAAAAACTAAAACAAGACGAGAAAGAAACGGGATTCACCACAAGGTTCCAATTCGATTTCAACCAAGCACATTCTAGGGGTTTCCGAGAAGCTCTTAGATCCATAACCAAACAGTTCAACTACGAGGTTAAATAATGTCTGACCAAGACACAAAAACGCCACCAGCAGCTGACCCTGCATCGCAAGACTCAGAACAGAATTCCAAACCTTTGTTCTCCGTAGACGGTCGTGATTACGATCAGGATGCAGCAGTCACTAAAATTAAGAATGCTGATGCGTTCATCGACACACTTAAAACAGAAACAAAGGAAAAAGATCAGGAAATCGCTAATCTCAAGGCTCAGCTCGACCAAGCTAAGAAACTAGAAGATGCTCTTGAATCCATGAAGCAAACTTCAAATGAGGTTAATGATATGTCTGGAAATACTGACGCGACAACGACAGTAGATGTAGAAGCTCTCAGAGCAGAGCTTATTAAGCAAGCACAGGAAGCGGCAACTAGTTCCGTAAGTACTATGAAACAGCAAGAGATTGCTGGATCGAACCAAGCAGAAAGCATAGCGGCAGCTAAGGCACTGTACGGTAGTGATTACGAATCGAAGTTACGTGAGACTGGCGCAGAGTTAGGATTGGATGATCAGGCTATAGATTCAATGGCTAAGAGTAATCCAAAACTATTCAAAAGAACTTTTGGCTTGAACACCAAATCAAACACCGGCTTGTTTGCAGACGGTTCTCAGAACGCAGGGGTCACAGTACCTAAACCTGATCTGAAGAACGTAAGTAAACATTGGTCCAGCACTGATAAAGTTGGAGCACAGATGTCTAATGAGGCAGCTGTTATGAAGATGATTAAAGATGCTGGAGGTGACTACGATGCTGTAGCTCGCTCCTTAGGTGTTAATATCAAAAACTACGCGTAAAGCGTTTAATTCTACGAGGTAAATTATGACTGTAGCAACAGCTCCTAATACTCCAAATGTTGTCCGTCAACTTCTGTATGCAACAGAGCTACAGAAACGTATCAAGGACCGTTTGGTAGGTCGTCCGTTATTTAACGACCGCACATCACAACTAGGTGATGGTGACGAACTTAAAATCACTCAAATCGGCCAACGTCTGTTAAAAGACCACACCGATGGTTCTCCTATCGACTTCAGTAAGATCGACACTTCTCGTATCACACTTCAGGTAACTGAAGCATACGAAGATGGTTTCGCTGTAACTGATGACCTTAAAGAAGACTCTCACCAATTCGCTGACTACTGGGCAACCAATGTTAACGAGTCAGGTCTTGCCTTCGAGCGTCAAATGGAGACTGATGTATTGGCTGTTTCTAGCCAACAAACTCCTAGTGATCAGAACTTGATTAACGGTCAAGCACATAGACGTGTAGCATCGGGTACTAACCAAGTTATGACCATTGAAGATTTCAACCGTATGAAGTTAGCTTTCGATAAAGCTCGTGTTCCTTATCAGAACCGTGTAGCTATTATCGACCCTACTGTAGAGTTCCAACTTAACCAGTTAGTGAACGTTACAGAGGTAAGCAACGGCTCAACCTTTAACTACGACTTCCAAGGTCTAGTACAAGAAGGTTTTGGTCAAGAACTTAACATCGTCCGTAACATCCTAGGCTGGAACATTATAATCTCGGATCACCTTCCTAAAGGTTTGGCTGAGACTATTGACAGTGTTGCAGTAACTAACGGTGTAGCTAACGTGTTCATGAGTATGGCTTCTGCCGACTTAATGCCTTTCATGGGTGTTATTCGTCGTATGCCTGATCCTGAGTTCTTCCGTAACGTTAACTTACGTCAAGATGAATGGACAGCCACAGCTCGCTGGGGTTTCCAGATCCAACGTCCAGAGACTCTAGGCGTAATCATCACTGACGAAACATCACTTTAAGGAGTAACTAATGTCTTTTGATTTTAAAGCACAGAACGCCAATAACACTGGCTACCCAGCAACTGCTTACACAGCAAGTTCTGCTGGTAAATACGGTGGTGATTCTGGTACAGGCTCGGGTCAAACCAAGTACCGTGTACTAGATTACACCATTGACCTCTCTGATACTGCTGTTGCAGTTGATGCAGAGTTCGCGGCTGTTATCCCATCAGGTGCAACTATTGTATCTGCTGAGGCTAAAGTAACTGGCACTGTTGCAGGTGGTACAGGTCTGAATGTAGGTTTGGTTAATCCAGACGGTACATCGGCTGATGCTGATGCACTAGTTGTTGCAGCCTCTGCTACAGGTACTACTGTTGGTTCTTACTTCGCAGGAGCTGGCGTAGCCGTTGGCACTTCAGTAAGCGCTGACAAGCAAGTAACTGCTGGTGGCCGTACATCAGGTGTTGTTGAAGTACGTATTACGTACATCCCATAACGGATGGGCCTTCGGGCCCTCCTTTTTAATGAGGTTCAGATGCAATTAACATTACTTCAGGTTGTTCAGAAATATATGGACCGTACATCAGGGTTTCCCGTAGCAAGTATTACGGATCTTGATGAAGCGTTACAAGTAGCATCTGTAGCTGAAGATGTGTTCTATGAGATGGTTCAGATGTATCCAAATCTCTTGTTCACACAGAAATCGAGAACACTGGATTCAGTTGGGGATATCACCCGTCCGAATTACCTAAAAATCCCTGAAGCTTTACAACGTATTCAAGAGAGTGTGTTGTACTACAACGTATCCAAGGGTGTTAATAACACCACTGATTACAAAGAAATTCCTTATGTTACGCCATTAGAGTTCTTATCGCGTACATCTAGATACACTGATACAGATACCAATACTTCTGTAATTCAAGGGTACAACAACGAGACTACAGTTGTGTACACTGACAGTGATCCTAATTTTTACACATCTTTCGATGGTGTGTACATCACAACAGATTCTTATAACTCAGCCCTAGATAGCACCCTTCAAGCATCTAAGACGAAGGTAGTAAGTACCGAGATGCCAGAGTGGACTCAAGAAGATCAATTCGTGATTCCAATCCCTGACAGATTAACCAGTCACTACCTGAACATGGTCCTAGACCAAGCTTATAACGATGTACGTCAAGAGCGTAACGGAGCTATTGCACAGAAAGCCCGTACAGCTCGTATTAAGTTACAACAAGATTCTCGACAGGTTGGTTCAGCAGGTAAACCTAAAAATAAATACGGTCGTCAACGTTCAGGTAATGTTTACGGCAGTAGAAACAGAATGAGTAATTCCTAATGATGAATAGTTTACGATCAGTAGCTGAGTCTGTACAGCGCCCTAACAGTGAAATCAACTTAGAGTTCACAGGTTACGGTTACAGATGGGTAGGGAAGTCAGTCCCTAGAAGTATGCAAGGTTTGTGGTTAAGTCCAGATGCGGCTGTCCAAGCTTCTAAGTCTTTTGAAAAAGAACTCACTAAGAAAGCAGAGCACAAGGCTAAGCATGTGAACGCAGAGATCACGGATCTAGAGCAACTCGATATTCTTACGCGTAAGCATGAGTTACTAGACTTTGCGGAGAGCCGTAACCTTGAAGTACCCTCAGATATCAAACAGCCTGCAAAGATTAAAAAACTTCTTAAAGAAACTCTGGAGGAAGCTAATGCCTAGAGCAGTCGGCTCCAAGGATTACACTAATCTTGCAAAGGGTTTGATCACAGAAAGCTCTGAGTTAGAGTTTCCTGACGGAGCGACTTCTGATGAGCTTAATTTCTTATTAGACTCGAAAGGTATTAAACGTGTTAAGCGTAAAGGTTTTGAGTTCATAGATTCTATCCCGTACGTTATGACTACTTTAGATTCATCTTCAGAAGTGAAGTACGGTGGTACAAAGTACTGGCAGAATGCTGATGTGTTCGTTAGTACGTTCTATGACACTACGAACTTACATATTCAGATCCTATCGGGGGATGACTTCTCTGTACTAGGCAGCACAAGCTTCGGTACGGATGTCCCTACTGAAGATTTAGTTTCCATGGCCCCTTTAGCGGATTACTTCGTTATTATGTCAGGGAAAGGGAACACCCATACAGTCCTTGAGTACAAACAAGAAGTACCGAGTATTGATGTTAATCTGTTCAATTTGTACCGTAGGGACTTCACCCTTGTGGACGATGGACTCGCATTGTCAGAGAGGCCGAGCAGCTTGAATAACGACCATGAGTACAACTTAGTTAATGCTGATTGGTACTCTACTCGTAAAGACTCGGGGGCTAACTTTGTAGATCCTGTAGCTCAGTTCTACACAGATTCAACTAATACAGAGTACCCTAGTAATTCTGATATAGCTAAACTTGGTTTGAAGGTAGACGGTTCAGGTAATGAAGTGTTCAGTAGAGATACTTTACTAGAGTCTCCTGTAGGTAACACTGAAGCAGCCCGTGGACATTTTGTGTACGCCCTGAATGATTTGAACCGTGAAGCACGTCGCCTGAATCCTTTGAATGACGGTGCTCCGAGTACAACAATCTCTTCTACTCTAACCACTATTAACCTTTAAGAGAACCGATGGCAACTCAAAGTATTTCTCCAGCACCACAGAAACCTAGCGTAGTTGAGTCAGGGTTCGGTAGGTTTTTCTACGCAGCGAACTCTGTTATTTACTTCAGCCCGTTAGTACGAAGTATTGCAGATATAGGTCGTTGCTACCAAGTGAATGATCCTACCAGTGACCAGATCAGTGACGTGTTAGCTACTGATGGTGGTGAGCTGAACATTGATGAAGCTGGGGGCATCGTTAAATTACTGAAGTTCCGTTATGGTATCTTGATCTTTGCAGAGAACGGTGTCTGGTACTTATCAGGCCCTGATGGTATTTTTTCAGCTACTTCATTCAGCTTATCTAAGGTTAGCTCTATGGGTTGTCTGTATCCCGATTCAGTTGTACTTGCAGAAAGTGCAGTGTTCTATTTCTCAGAAGAAGGTATTATTCGTTTATCTGAGAACGAGTTCAATGTAATCACTGACGAGGACATCACCTTAACCACAATACGTTCACATTACATCGAGTTCTTTAATGGTGTGGATGTAGTTGGAAACTTCAAACCTACAACTAAAGAGGTCTGGTGGTGGCAGAAAGAGCTACAACCTGATCAACCCCCTATGCGTGTGGGCGGTACAAGCACCCCTCGGGGATTAGTCCTAGACTTAAAGGTTGGAGGTTTTTATCCTCAACAGGTAGATTCTTTCAAGAAGATATCGAAGGCTGTAACTAAGAATTCTGAGTACTACCACGTAGATTGGTCAACCTCACAGACTGATGTATCTGAGGTAACAATTACACCTAACCTCAAAGATAACACCGATTCTAGCTTCTCTGATGGAACTAACCCTCCGTACATTGCTTACCTAGAGACAGGCCCTGAGACATTAGGGAAATACGCTAACGGTAAATCGGTAATGGAAGCAAGCTTCTTCTTCAACCGTACAGAGACTCAGATCACTGATTACAATTGGGATACTGGTGTGTACACTTATGATAAGCCTAGTGGCTGTTTCTTACAACTACGCTGGGACTTCGATGACTCGAACAGCGGTAATCGTTGGGTAGGTAGTACTCCGTTATGGCCAATAGGTCCCAACTTTCGTGAGCTTCAGATATATAACCCGAACGTACGTGGCTTCATTCCTGATGCAATCCCCTCAGATTTCAGTGACGGGTACAGTACAGTAAGTCAACGTCAGAGACTCCGTGGGAGCGGGAGAGCCGTTAAGTTCCGGTTCGAGTCTGAAGATAATAAAGATATGCAAATGCTAGGCTATGCCGTAGCTTATAGTGTTAAGGGGCGTATGTGATAATTAGAATTGAATACAAAGACTCGATCCAGCATCCTTGTGTGTTCGAGGATCAGGATTGTGAAGTGTACATCGAGAACAGTACAATAGGGTGGTGCTTGCACTGCTACGTAAAGAACTGGTCTAAACAGGTGTACTGGAAATTAGTAGACGTGATGCTTTTACTTAAAGAGCAAGCCCCTCGTGGTGAGTTGTACTGCATAGCTATGAACTCGAAACTCCAGAAGTTCGCAGAGATGTTCGGTTTCTTCAGCGTAGATACTTTAACTGATCGTGAGACAGAAGAATCAGGGGAGTTAATGGTTTATGCTTGATCCAATCACAACCGCTGTAGTCGCTTTAACTGCTGGCTCGTTGTACCAAGGGGAACGTTCTCGGAGGGAAACTAAGAAGGCCAGTAGAGCACAGGAACGTATCTCTGCACGTCAGACTCAAAGAGAACGGGTATCCCAGCTCAGGGAGTCTCAGATAGCTCGTGCTACAGGTGCAGTTCAAGCTGAGGGTCAGGGTGTAGCTCAAGGCAGTGCTTCGCAAGGAGTCCAATCCAGTATCCAGACTACTGCTGCAAGTAACGTTCAGTTCATTAACAGTATTGAAAGTTTACGTGCAGAAGTCAGTAGACGTATGCAGAAGTCACAGGATTTCGCAGCGGATGCTTCTAACTTATCTAGCTTAGCTAGTCTAGGTGCGAGTTTCGTTAAACCTTCACCTACTGGTACATCAAACACTCCGAATACTCTGAATACATCTACCTCAGGTAGTTCATCTGGCATAGGTATTATTTAATGGCTTTAGTTAGAGCAGAGAATGGCCCTACAGTTCAAGATAATCAGATCCAAGAGGTTGTTACCTTACCGGAAGCTGAGACAGATCCTGAACAGTTAGCTCTTGAAATGAGAGCTAAGGGAATGACTCGTGAAGACCTTATCGGCGCTAAGCAACGTTTAGATGCTGCTGGTGTAGTGCAAGGCGCTCCTATGCAGAAGTCGTTCTCACAGACACTTCAGGCTTTCGATAAAACATCAGATGAGTTAGGGTACTTGTTCGGGACTAAACCCGCAGTAGACCTTGACCTGATGTTCTCAGCGAGTGATTCACCTTTTCAGATGTCCCTACCAGCATTGAAAGAGAACTCTCTCATGGCTGCTTCAGCCCTGAACATTACCCCTGAAGAAGCTGAAAAGCTTATAGGTGACGGTGAGGAGTTACTCCCTGAAGCTTATGCTGCAATTCGATCTAATTACGTGATGGAGTTCCAGCAGGAAACTGAACAGCGTATTCGTGATGCTGAGACCCCTGAACAAACCTTACGTGCCTTACAGGACCTAGGTGAAGCACAGGATCGACCTTTAACTCCTGTGGATTTCAGAGATGCGTACATCAAGGACGTTATCACTGCTCAGAATTATGAAGCTAATTACAAGTTCGATTTCTCTTCAGCTCGTGGACATATCCATCAGAACCTTGTAATCGCTGAGGAAATTGGAAAAGCTTCGGAACGTGTATGGGAACAAGCTGAGTACGGGGATCTGTTCAAAGATTTAGGACAGCTCTTGATACCCTTCACAGGTTACGCTGAGGAAGAAATCAATAAGTGGTCTGTAGATACAGCTCAGATCCTACGTGATCTGAAGCAAGCAGGTTCTCGTGCAGAAGCTAAGGATAAGATCGACCTCTTAGTGCAAGCACTTAAAGATACTCAAACCCCTTTGATTGAACGTAATAACACTTTACTTACACTGCAATCTTTGAACAGTATAGCTAATGAGTTCCGTGATGGAGCTTATGGTTGGGTAGACGGTATCGTTACAGAAGAAGATGTCCGTAAGGGTGTCGAGACAGCGGCGTTCGGAGCACTAGAGTTCATACCCGCTGCTGGATCACTGGATGGTGCGATCAAGGCTATATCCAAGCGTATCCTACCGCGTAACAGCATAGATACATCTGGATTTGTCCCTATGGTGGACCAGAAGAACATCGCTCAGTTCAGTGTACAGAGTCCCGACGTTAGTAATGTTGTCCTCACACAACGCGCGGGAAGCTCCAGTATGGACACTATCGTTCAGGTGGACCCTACCCCTATCCGTAAGGAGATCGTGTCTGAGGGAGTCGCTGAGACGGCTAAGAAGCATAACCTTACTCCTGAGCAAGCCTCTGACCGTTCGATGCCTACTCTTGGGGCGTACATAGCTAAAACTATTCCAAACACAGAGTTAAGTCGTGCAGAGTTGAATGAGCTGAACCTCTCGAATATTGATATCAATAGCATGAAGACGCAGCAAGCTCTTGATCTTCAGAAGGATATCGGAGAGTCCGGTACTGTTCAGATCAGTGATGTGGTGATTGTACCTAACGAAGATACCTCCAGTATAGGAGAGTTCGTGTTCCATGTCGGTAGCTCAAAGGGGAACTGGTTCGATTCACTAGATCAAGCTGAAGCTGTTCAGCAACGTATCTTCGGTCAAGACACTGAGGTCGTGGAACTGAACGGGAAGTACGCTGTCCGTGTATCTCATAACCATATCTTTAATCCTAAGAAGGATGTTAAAGAGGAAGCCGTCCAAACCGTTACAGGTAAACTCCGTATGGTTGCTGATGTGCTGTACTCCTTAGGGGTACTCGATCCTTTACGTGTGCTGCAAGAAGATTTTATGTCAGCTGTTAGTTCAGTGTCTGATGTGAATCGTGCTACGCTAGGTAAGTTAGCTGCGGACTTCAACACAGCTACTAAGTCTTGGACTAATAAGTCAAAGCTTCAGTTAGCCCGTGTGTTACAAGAAGCAGATTCAATGGGAGCTAACGGTCAGATTCTAACTAAACAGGATATGTTATCCGTGCTTCCTTCTGCGAGTCAGAAGCAGATCGACAACATCTGGGAACGTTATGCTCAGGTTCGTGAGATCTCTGAGGAACTGTACAAGATCACAGATAAGCGATTCCGTATCCAGTTAGAATCTCAGGGTTGGAAGTTCAGTAAGTTCGGTGATGATTCAGATTTCGTACGGAAAGCCCGTTCTGCTGAAATGTCCCCTGATGAGTTAGTACTAGACACTAGGACGAACACAGTGGTCCGTCAGGGCGATTTAGAGCTTGATGAGACTGTTACCCTTGGTAAGGTAATGAATCCCCGTGTAGGCCCTGACAAGAAGGATTACGACCTGATCGTTGTTAAGAACTCGGATACACAAGCTTTACCGCTTGGCCCTTTACTTAACAAGCAGGAAGGTTATGTTCCTCGGTACTACACAGATACAGGTTGGATACTTAAACGTGCAGGTACTCGTAACATCAACGGTGTGAATAAACCTGTATCTAACGTAACCCATATCGTACGCTCCAAGGCTGACGCTAAAAAGGCTAAGCAAGCTGCGATCAATCGAGAAGTTAGGGAGTTCAGGGCAACCCTCCGTGGACTTACTCCTGAAGAACAAGCCTTGAAGCTTGAACAGAAGACTGCACAGCTTCAGAAGGAGATCACTTGGCACCGTTCAAGAGAGAACTCGGAGCGTGATCTGATCTGGGGTAAGGATTCTGATGTAAGTTTCGGATTCGGTTCGGTGAACTCTAGGGCTAAAGGTGAACGTCTTTCAGGTTCAGAAGGTCCAGCTCCAATCCTAGATCCGGTATCGAGTATAGCTCGTAGGATTAACAGCATCAGTAGAGATTTGAATCATCCAGTTATTGCAAGTATGCAGTCTCGATTCAATCAACGTTACAGTTCGTTCTTACGTGAGGGTGAAGGTACAGCTTGGAATCCTAGCTTATCTGCTATGTTAAAGAAAGAGGATAGCCTTACTGTCGAAGCCCGTATGGAGATGGGTAGTATGCACTCTTATATCGAGAGTTTAAGGGAAGTAGAAACTGCTCCCTTGTTCGGACGTATAGATGCGATGTTCGAGAGCCTGTTCGAAGGTATTCCTGTTCTTGAGAAGGTAGCAAACCCCCTGAAGAATACAGCACAGTGGTTGAAGTTCAACGCTGCCTTAGTGTTCATCATCGGTAGACCGAACTTCCAGATACCTACTAACTTGTTCCAGATGTGGCCTATTGCTATACGTTCATTAGCGTACAGTCCATTCCAAGTACTACGTGGTTCAGCTTCTGTACCTTTTGTACTTGCAGGCCGTATCAATAAGATGGAGAACCCGAAGGTTATCTCTAAGATGTTAGGTGTACCTGAATCAGAAGCTAAACCTTTGATGAAGTTCTTGTTCGAAGATTCAGGATTAGTCCGTGATACAGACTTCACAGATGATATCTTGAGTTCTGCAACTGATGAACTCATTAAGACTCAAGGCCATGGTGTACTGTCTACAGGTAAACGTGTCGTCACTGCACCTGTTCGTGGAGCCTTCGCTGCGAGTACAGCCCTTCAGACTAAATCATTACAGATGGTTAACCTGTACGCTTTCCTTACAGAAGTAACACGGGAAGCAGCTAAAGGCGGATTCAAGCTAGACGCTAGAACTAAAGCAAAGCTCTTGTTCAATACACGTAAGCTTACCCAAACACAGAACCGTTCGAATCAGTTCCGTTACCAGAACAGTGCAGACATCGACGGTTTGATGTTCCAGTTCATGCAGCACGTACAGAAAATGATGCTGGATCTAGTTATTGAGCCTACGACTACAGCACTAACAGGGAAGACCTTTAAACGTAATCCTTTTGCGGAAGACCGTAAGGTTGCAGCAGCACTTACTGCTGGGAACTTGATACTGTTCGGTACATCAGGTATCATAGGCTCGAAGTTAAGTCGTGAAGGGGGTAATGAATTAATCGAAGAATTCCCTGAGATTGCTACAGATCCTGCATTCCAAGAAGTGTACGAGACAGCGACAGGTGGCATAATCAACAGCATGGTTAGTGGTTTCAGTGACCGTATAACCCCTGCTGCTTACACAGATAGCATCCACCAGCTGTTTGCTAATGATGATGGATTACTAGGGACTATGTTCGGTGCATCCGGTGCTTACACAAGTTCAGTGTACGACTTAGGTAAGAATCTGATAACGCTATCGTTCACCCCTGATATGTCAGCAGAAGATAAGTTCTACCCTGCACTACGGGAAATCAGTGCCCTGTTCTCAGGTGCAAGGGATATCGAGAAAGCTTACATAGCGTATAACTTCGGAGTCCTCCCGTATTCAAGTAACCTTTCAGGTGCTATGGCAGTGAGCAATCGTGAAGCAATTGCAGCAGCGTTCAGTGTTACACCTGAAGCTATTAATGATTTCTATAACGAATCTGGCAAGCGTGGACGTGTTCAGGGAAGTTTAACCCTTACTAATTCACAGAAACGTATCAATGACTTGTTCATACGTCAAATGAACCGTGAGCTTATTGAACTATCGGAACTTAAAGGGTACGATTACTTACGTAAAGCTATACCCATCCGTCAGAAGTGGATTGGATACGCTAAAGCTGCACATGGGTTAGATAATATCACGATGAATAAAGTTGAGAACTATTTCATGACTAAAACACTTTCACCTAACAGTGAAGATTTCGAGAAATTTGTACGACCTTATATCTACGACCTCGATATAGAAGAGACTATTGAGAACTTAGAACGTATAGGCAATACTACGGATAACCCTAAACTAGCTGAATTCGTTAAGAACCGTGTTCAGATGATGAGAATGGTGCAAGACTAATGGCAGACCTATCTAAACAAAGAATACAGACTTTAACTCAAGCAGCAGGGAGCAGTCCTACCTTGAACACGGGTACTCAATCCCTAGGCGGGGACCTTATACAGGCCGCTAAGTTCGGTGTAGAGCTGTACCAGAAAAACCAAGCTCAACAAGAGATCGCGGATATCCAGCAGCAACAGTCCATCTTCCAGTCGGAAGTTAGTAAAGGTGTAGCTGGCTTTGAAACATTGCAGCGTAATTTAGAGGCTTCTCAGGTCTCAGGCACTCGTGCTAATTCTCAGATATCTAATTACCTGAACAAGTACGATGTTGAAACACGTAATGCTATTCTTGCGGGAACTAAAGCATTGACAGGTACATCTGCCTTAGGGTCGGTATCTGATGCTGAGGCTGAGATCATCGCTAAGCAGGATGCAACCTTTGAATTACAAAGCACTGCTGCTCAGTTGATCCCGTACAGTACATCTCCTGTGCCTGATTTAGAGACGATGCCAGATCAGGAACTTCGTGAGTACATCGTTGGTGCTCAAGCTAACAAGGCGCGATTAGATGCCAAGGAAGCTGCGCTTCAGGCAAGTGCATTCAAGCAAAAGGATAAGAACGGTGTTATCAAGAAAACAGCAGCACTGAAGTTCAATGAACTCGCTATAACGGGTTCTATAGCGCAAGCTAAGACTCTGCTAGGAGGTGTAAGTTTAGCTGACGATGTAGCTAGAAAGGATGTCATGGATCAGATACGTAAGATGAAACAAGAGGCTGTTCTGAAATACCAGCGAATGATGCTAGATACGCACAACATAGCAGTCGGGGCTACGGAAGCACAAGAGGCGTTGATGCCTACACTTAGTACACTAGACGGGTACATGGAAGATGTACTAGGCACAGATGCTGTTAAGATAGGGGATAACTCCCTAGCACGACTTACGAACGGCGCACTCGTAGCGGGATACACTAAGAACCCTAGGGATACAATGATGTTCCTCCTAGGGAAGGCTATAGGATACCCGATTCCGGGAGTTGCTGAGGATACTCTCCTTTCGATACTGGAAGGAGTCGCGTCAGGTCGCAACCAGAGCACTGATACAGTTCTAGAAAATCTTGAGGTTGAATTACGAAGTAAGAATGTACCTGAAGCCGAGATCGAGAAACATTTACAAACAGCTAAGGATATGACCTTCAAGGCGAGTGACAGCTACAAGGAGTTAACTTCCGACGATAAGAACACCTTAACGAACAGCTTGATGCAAGATATTAATCCGAGTACAGAGGCTGAACTTGTACGTAGTATGCACTCTGGTACTATTACACGTAGGTTAGAGGAACTGGCTAACCCTGAATCGGCTCAAACTTATATCAAGGATGCTGAGGAAATAGGACAATCACTAGAGCGTCCTGTGAAATTATTACTTTCTACGTTAGGTACAAAAGTTCGAACAGGGAGGACTCAATCCTTATCCCAAGCTATGAGTGGAAGTATGGAGTCGCACAGTTTATCACATTTTTATGACTTTAACACTAGTACGAACCAGTTCGAACTGAAAGATCCTAGGGTGGTTCCCCCAGCAAATGAGAGGGACGTGCTAGGGACCAACGTTATTCGTAATGTGAATTCATTCATAGGTACAACATTGAAAGCTTACAAAAATTTAGGCTTAGATACTAAATCCGAAGAACTTAAACAAGAACTTAACTCAATATTTGGAGAGCAAGATGCCAGCGAAGGGTCAAACTAAGAAGAACGCTTCTAAGCGTAGTAAGCAGCAGCGTAAGTACAACAGTACAGCTAAAGCTAAGAAGGATCGTGCAGCCCGTAACAAGGCTAGACGTGAAGCTGAGAAAGATGGTAGAGTGCAAAAGGGGGACGGTAAAGATATCGACCACAAAAAGCCTTTACGCTCTGGTGGAAGTACAGCTAAGAGTAACACAAGAGTCCGTTCGAAGTCTGCAAACCGTTCAGATAACGGTAAAACTGGTGGTAGGAAGAAGAAGAAATGATCAGAGAAAAGCTCTTCGAGGGTTCGGTTGCTCTAGTGATTATGATAATTATGTCTGTGAGTGGATTCTACTTCAACACACAGATTAACTCCTTAAAGGATATACTAACTGTAACTCAGGGTATGCAGATAGAACTGGCAAGGCGTGGAGAATGGATGGAATGGGTATCTAAGGAAATCGTAGATCTGAATACGAAATCTATAGATAGATACACAAAGACTGAAGCTGATAAAGATTTAGGTTACTTAGAAAGACGGATACAAGGTATCGAGTCTGACGTTAAAAAGTTAGAGCAGAAAGAGGATAGATAATGGCTAACAGAATGTACGACCTAGGAAGGGAGTCTTTCCTGAAGGGCGAGATAAGTTGGAGTGCAGATAACATCAAAGTTGTACTGGTTGATTCAGCTGATTACACTCCAGATACCGCAACAGATCAGTTCTTGAGTGATATACTGTTAGCAGGGCGAGTGGCGACTTCAGCCAACCTGACAACCAAGACAACCACTAACGGTGTAGCTGACGCTGACGATGTTACCTTGAGTTCTGTCACAGGTGATCAAAGCGAACTAATTGTTGTGTACCAAGACACAGGTGTTGAGGGAACTTCTCGGTTGATTGCGCTTGTTGATACAGCTACAGGCTTACCTGTTACCCCGAATGGTGGAGATATCCAGATTCAATGGGATGCTGGCGCTGATAAGATATTCAAATTATAAGAGGTTCAAATGTTCGGATTAACTAAACTTACACCAGAAGAAAAAGCTGCTCACGATAAGCAGAAACGTGTACAAGCCTTGCAAGCTATGATTGAACAGATGCGTGTACAGCGTCAAGATTTATTACAGAAAGCAGAGCAATGTAATGCTGAGCTATCTAAACTATTAGGCGAATAATATGTCGTACGAGTTAACAAAAAGCCAGAATTTGAAGCAGTCAACATATGAACGACTGGCGGCAGACTCTGGTTCTATACAGAACATGGTGTCTTCTTGGAGAAATACTTATATTTCTCTAAGATCTCAGGGTACTCCGGCAGAAAACGTTGATCTTGACGCTAGAAAAGATGAGCTTGTCCAAGCTTTAAATACTTTATTGGGTAACTAAAGTATGGCTGCACCCGCAGTAAACAACATACAGAGCACGTCAAGCTCACTAACGCTATCGTACACAGTACCTACTGTCACAGATGGCCGCTTGGTCGTGATGGTGGGGATAGAAGATGTTGGTAACAACAATCCCATTACTGGCGTTACGTTTGGTGCAGCCGCATTAACTCAAGATGCTGATGCCGTATCTGTGTTGGGTAGCAACTCAAATAGAATGGCGATTTACTCGCTGGCATTACCTACCGCTGGTACAGATACAATAACCATATCGGCAAGCAATGAGCGTATCGGCATCATTGCTTTTACGTTGAGCGATTGCGGTGCAAAAACAGATTCAGACACGGATGTAATCACTTCATCCGGATCAACGATGACAACCAACGTCACGACTGTTGGTGCCGATAATATTGTTGTATCTTGTACGAATAACTCAACCACAACAGCAACAACAAACCCAGCCGGAACAACGGCAATACGCAACCTAAACTCCAGCTCAACGGTCAGGTTTCAATCATTTTATGAAGATGCGGCAAGCGCTGGTTTAGTTAGTAGTACCGCTTCAGGGTTTGACATTCGCTCAGCAATGGCGACGGTTAGTTATGCACCTAGTGCTGGCGGTGGCGGTTTAACTGTACAGCCGACAGGTATAGCCTCTGAAGAAAGCTTTGGTTCACCTTCAGTACAGAACCAGCTTCAGATCCTAGGAACTACAGGTATAGCCTCGGAGGAGAGCTTCGGAACTCCCTCGGTTGCAAATCAATCTCAGGTGGTTTCTGCTGTTAGTATAGCTACATCGGAAGTGTTCGGGACACCTGAGCTTGTACAGGCTGTTGTTCTTGTACCGTCAGGTATAAGCACTTCAGAGCTGTTCGGAGATCCTGAGGTTATCTCAGTGCTTCAGCAAGTGTTCGTTGACGCGATAGCCTCGGGAGAAGCTTTCGGTGCCGTGTTTGTGTCAGGAGGTGATAGCATTGTCATCCCTGTGGTGGACAGGCAGACGTACGATAAGATCAGTACGTACCTGAAGACTCTAGGGTTCACGGGACAGTGCAATGATATTATCTATGCTTGGTTAGTAAGTGAAGGGTTACAAGGTCAGTACAATGATCTCTGGTACGATTATTTACAACAGCTAGGGCTACAAGGCACTGAGTCTGATATGTTCGCTGCTTGGAAGAAAGGTGGCGGCGTTATCCCTTGGATTCTGGAACAAGGTTCTTGGAATGATGCAGGGGTGTGGCGAGATAGTTCTGTTTGGAACGATAGTTAATTCAATGTTAGGAATAAGTGATGTCAATACAAATAATAAATGATGGGGAGCTTGGAAGTTCAGTACGGGATAAGTTGAACGACTCTATCCAGAGGGGGAACAGGGATGTAGGGTACGCTACTTTTGTAGACACTCAGTACACCCTGAACTCGCCGTTGGTAGTGAGCCAAGGTTCGACAGTGGCCCTCCCTAACAACAGCACAGGGGACCTGATAACGTATCTCCCTGAGAACAGTTCCGGAATGTATAACGGCACAAGGCTTGTAGCAGATAATGTAGGGGATGAGTACACTTTACGTATCAGTATCGGGGCTTTTACTACATCTAACAACGGTGGCTTTGATTTAAGTGTAGATATAAGTGCGCTCGGAGACGGGAGCATTACGATTGCACGTTACCCTGTACGTATGTTCCGAGGGACAGGTTCAGCTAATGCACAGGTGTACACAGTAAATGTTCCGTACTTCACTCTTAGCACATTCGTCGCAAACGGAGGACTTATCCGTCTGGAGAGTATCACAGGGGATACATCTGTGTACGGTATTCAGTACTACATCAGGAAGGTTTCTGCGGGAGAATACTCCTAATGGACCCGATTACAGTAGGGAGCCTGATAGGTTTAGGGAAAGAGTTAATCAGTAGGGTATGGCCTGATCCTCAGCAACAAGCTGAAGAACTCAGGAAACTGAAAGAGCTAGAGCAGAGTGGAGATCTGGCTGAGCTACAAGCTTATATCCAAATCTTACAGGGAAGGGTTAGTATTATCAAGGAAGAGGCCAGCTCCGAACATTTCATAACTGCTACATGGCGGCCTATAACGATGTTAACCTTTACAGGTTTAGTTGTTGCGAGGTGGTTAGGTTTTAGTGCGGAGGGGATAACAGAGGCTGAGTACATCCAGCTCTGGGAGATCTTGAAGCTAGGGATAGGTGGGTACGTGGTAGGACGTAGTGGTGAGAAGATAATGAAAGTTTACAAGCAGAACGGGGGCTAACGCCCCTTTTCTTTTTCCTGCTTTTCACGTAAGCGGTCTAGATGCCGTTGTGTAGCTTTTAACTGTTGTTCATAGAACTGAATCAGTTGGTTCACCTCCCCCGAAGGGGATGGTAAAGGGGGTAAATCGAACGGGTTAACCATGGTGTTCTCCTAGATGCAATGCCTGATGTAAGCGTCTTTGTAATCTTGTACAGAGGCTTTCCCTGCTGAAGTGTTCCATACACGTTTAGCGTACTGAGCTAACTGAAGTACACCTTCCTCAGTCTTTAAGTTCTCAGATGGTAAAGGCTCACGATCTCTGTAATAAATCATACGGGCTATAGCAGTCTGGTACAGAAGATTGCCACATAGTTCTTGTTCTTCTGTCCCTGCTGCTGTTATCCAATCTTGGACCCACTCCATAACTCTCTGACCTTTGCACTTCAAGAAGTTCTTCCAGAGGTCTTCATGAGTTGCTGGCTCGATCTGGTAGATACCACAAGCAGGGCCTTGTACTTGTTTGATGTACCGACCCCCTTGTGTCTCATGAGCTTGGGTCATCATCAAGAGTTCAACTGCTGTCTCAGAGTACGGTACAACTCTATCCAGTTTCTGAAGCACAGGTTGTACAACGAATTCACGTAGTTGTTGTTGATTCATGTGCTCTCCTAGATTGTGCAGCTATCGCCGCAATCACTGTTACCGTCGTCTTGTTGATAAAAGATTTCTACATCCTCCACTTGAAGGTTAACATTACCCCAATCATCAATCTCGTCTACAGCTTGTAGGTCGTGAGGATCTTCAGCTTGTACCTTCATCCCCCACTCCTTTAACTCTTGGCTCATTACTCTACACCTCCGGTAATGCCTACAACATTACTTGCAGCTTGCTCCTGCATAGCCTCAGCTTGCTCCTGTTGCTCTCTGATGCTTCGCTCGTATTTAGCTAAGGCGTAGTACTCTCGCTGCCAGAACTCACTTAACCCATCGAACTCTGAACCGTCTTCTTTTGAGAGCACTGCTGCTGCTTGTTTTAATTCACCGATTACACTCATTGTTGTTCCTCTAAGGTTAACATAAACATTAAACAACACCCTGCATGTGCAAGGTGGGATAGGCCGGATTCGGAATCTACTGTTTCGCCACGTTGAATAGCGTACAGGTGTCGATACAGTGCATCAAAATATCTCTGGTAGCCATCTGGTACTTCTTGCCATGAATTCGCCGAGTATTTTTTAGCTCCGAATTCAAGGACTTGTAGTATCTTTTCTAAACTTTTAACAGGCAACAAGGTCGGGCGAATTTTATCCCCATCGAACTTATTCCCCTTACCCCGCTGGTCGAGTTGATCTAATTCTGGAATCACCTCCTGTACAATATCCACAGGGGCGAGCGTACCGAAACTCATAAATATTTCCTCATCAGATAATTTATATCCACTATACAGGGACTGTAATCCCCATCCTTGACGTTATGTTTCATTACTACCCCTCGGAAGTGATCATTCCCTTGAGGCCCGATGTAGTCCTCGTAGTGTGTGTAGAAGCTACCTGCCACTAACCCCCAGATCTTAGTTCCAGCGTTATTGGTTTCAGTAGCTATCTGTAATCCTTGCTGATGTCCCATCGTGAAGCTAGTCTTTACTTTGCTGAGCTTGTTCTGGATGGTCCCTCCGTAAGGTCTACCTGACATCGGGTTATAGAAGTAATGAGCGTACACAATACCGTCGATGTTAACTGGCTGTAAGAACGGTTGGACTTCCCACCCCATTTCTTCTAGTCCGAGTTGATCCATCCCTAACGATCCATCTAGTTCAGGGTTACTCTCTACATGACGATTAATACGGTTCTCATGGTTCCCAAGAGTGAACACCATACGAGGCGTGTACTGCTTCTTCTTGTTCTGCTTCTGACGGGCCTGTAACGTCCTCAGGGGCTGTAACAGTCTCTCCATAGCCCTCTGCCCTGCATCAATATCTTGAAGCACTCTACGGCCTTCCATGGCCTTCTTACCACGGTCGTATGAACTAAGGCTAGGCATGTCCCAGTGATCACCGATATGGACAATAACATCAGGACGTTTCTCTACGATGTAGTTCCCTGCTGCTTCTAGGTGATCGGTGGATACACCTTCCTTAACTTGGGTATCTGGAATTACGAAATGTTTAGTCATTCAGTATTTCCCTCAGTGTCGGGGTACGCATTGTTGGAGCTGCCTGATCCGGTCCCTGTACTTCTGCTTCGCTTTCTCTGTCTTCAAAGTTCTGATTCGTTTCTTGCATTTCAAGATCTCCTTCTGCTGTTCAGTTCTATGTGTAGGGTGTAAAGGGTTCTTGCTGTAATCTTGATCCCAGTACTTCAGTAGATTCTGGAGGAACTCGACAGGATGTACACCTTTACCCGTCCTCGTTATCCAACTAAGTACCCTACCTTCTACCTGATTACATTGCCGATGTAAGACCATACGCACCTCTCCGTTCTGATGGTTATGGTCCAGTACAGCATCATCGAACTTGATCCGTGTTCCGCACAAAGGGCAGATCGAGTTCTGCTTCCTGAGTTGTGTCTCTCGGTACTTTCGAATATCTTTACTTTTCAGCTTGTTCAAAGCATCACTCAGAGCATTCATCCGCTACGAGGTACTCTGCACCGTCATCTGTGATCTTGATTGACCCTAAGTACAGTCCATCTTGGTCTGTGTAATGCGTAAAGATATCAGCGTCATCAGTGTCTAGGTCCATAGTGGCATCGTAGTGATTCACTTGATCTAATCGCGATTGGAACTCTTCTTTCGATACAGGGACAAGATCCCATACCAGTGCGTCTAACTGTTGTTGGTCCATACAGTTTCCTTATGTAACCTCCCGAACGTCTGATTCCCAGACTATCTCGTTGTTGTTAAGTACAAGGATGATTCCACGATCAGATTCGTTCACAACTTCTGACACGTAGTCCATGTAACCCTGCTTAATAACTCCACAACAACTGTCAGGTTTATTAAGCACTTGTATTTTAGACCCCACCTTGATCATTTAGTTCCCTCATAACGACAAACCTTTACAAGTAAACCTTTCCGCAGTGCAATATCAATCATATGTTGAGTTCCCCTCGACTTACCGTCCCAGAAAGCTATTAAAGCTTCAGCGTACTCAGCCATCTGAGTGTTACGAATAAAGCCCGCTGATTTACCGTGGATATCCCAGTCTGCGGGGAATCTTTTTAGATTCAGTTCACACTCAAGAGCGTAGTCCTCACCTAAGGAATCTGCTCCACGAGCTGCTCCGGAGATAATAGTTACTGTGCTTGATACAGATTGCCTGAAGGAATCTAAAGTAATCCCTAGAAGTCCTGCATCTTTGAAGTCCCTCCCCCCAGCTACTATTGTCCTCATACTCCCTCCCACATCACAGGTTTTTGATCTTGATCAAGTTCTTGAATCATCCAGAGCAGTTGTGCGTTCTCCATGAACGCCTCCTGCGCCGACTCACCAATCTTCGTGTTGTATAGTTCACTCGTAGCATCGTATAGTTCCTGTTCAGTTTGTAATTCGTTCAGGGTTTTGTACGCTAGTACATCCCCTGCTTTTGGTATACCTTGGATGTTATCTACCCGATCCCCCATGATACATTGGGCATAGAACCACTTCAGACCGCCTCCAGTGAGCTTCTTCTTAGAACTAATGCTGAGGTAGCCTAACTCACTGATGTACTCCAGAGGCTTCTCTGGTTGCTTTCCTACACCGTAGCTGTAATGCCAGCCGGGGACCATCCTTAGGTCTTTATCTCTCGATACAATACAGGTGTTCAATCCTTCCTGTATTTGCTGGATACTTAAAGCATCATCTGCTTCCATTCCGTGTATTACTTCAGCGTTGTACCTGTACTGTAACCATGATCTCATATTCATGTAATGGAAAGGTTTCTCACGTTTCCGTGTACCTTTGTATGTTTGGATTGTAGCTAACTCGTTCCTGAAATTACCTGAACCTGTGAGGTACATCTTGAAATCTGTGCATCCAGTACGTTCAAGGATCTCTTCCAGTCTGCTCTCACAGAGTTCAATGCAGTACAGAAAAGGGAGGATCAAGTCCTCCCTCTCTGCTGAGTACGGTATATCGTACGTGAACAAGTCAGCATCTATTAACGCTAACTTAGGTGCCTGCATCCTAGAACGGTATATCGTCGTCGAAGTCTGCTACCTCTGCACGAGATACCTTATCTGCTGGGATATCTGAAGGGTCAGCACCCTCTGTACTTGCTGTTACAGGACGGTCAGTTCCTTCAACGGCATGTTGTAGGCGAGATCCATCGTACTGGAGGTTCTCCTTGATGATGTTCTGTAACCAGTCCGGTAACTTCGCCCATACTTCCATATCCGGAGCACTAAGATCAAACACCGCAGAAGGATTCTCTAGCGGTGGAACCTCCATACCTTGCATCACAGGCATCACATCACTGATGTTATCGAAGATCTTACCCTCGTTCTTACCGGAACCTGCATCATGTGATACAAAGGCAGCACAGCTAGTATTCACTAATCTAGCCCAATCGCCCTCGAACTTATTATCAGGGTCTAGACGTTCGTACCACTTCACACAGGTACTTTTCTCGTGAGAGCTGAGCTTGAATCGCTTAGACTTCCACATAGGTCGAGACTCACCTTGAACATCAATCCGTGAATGCGGGAACTCGAACGTTAGGTACACCTCGAACGCTGGCTTTTTCTCCTGACCTTGGAAGGGTCGTTGTTTCTGTAGGCCGAGATCAATTACTTGGACAAGACGAACAGGGTGTTGGCCTTTATCAAGAAGTTTACGTTCGGTGGTTGATTGTCCTGATTGTTTTGGTGCTTTTATTGGCATATTATTCCTAATGTGTTTCGGCCCAGTTCATCCCTTGATCGGATTCACCTTTATGGGGGCATTGTATTTTTAAGTACTGAGCTGCATGAGCTATACTTCGGTCTGCTAGTGGGATGTACGTTTGAACTAAATCTTTTCGAACCATGCACTGATACTCATCATGCACATTAGCTACGAAATAGTACTCCTTCCCGTGTACCCATCCTAGATCTTGAAGCCATTTTACAAGGAAGCACAGTGCGTACTGCATCAGGATAGCTTCATCTGATTGCAGAGCGTACACTAGTACATCTTTTTCGTGCTTGACTTTCACAGGTCTACCGTCTAACCCTTTGAATACCCCATCCCTGTGTTCAGGTTTACCCCAATCGTTCAGGAAAACACGCGCTGATTGTCTCCACTCTTTTTGAAGGACATCTTGCACACCTACTTGAGCTGTGAATATTCCATCTAGTGCGGATCGTATCGCTGTGCCTATTCGGACAGGCTGGTTAGCCATAGTACCTAGCTTTTTATCTTGGGCATTGAACTTATAAGCGTAATTAAAGTTCTTAGCCCCTTGTCGTGTTATCTCAGGTATCTTGTTCTTCCTGAACACTTCGTTGATTGCTGCTGCGGCTCTAGAGTGGGAGTCTGTACCCTTCTCTTTGTTACCATTCAGTAGCATATCTTCGAACACAGGGTCGTTCACCCCGTACAAATTAGCCCTGCCTAGAAGCATTCTGTCTTGGCAAGAGGCTGAGTCTGTACCTACTAGAACGTAGCCGTTATCGGCAACAAAGAACTCTCGCATCTTTGCTCCGAAGAACGCCTCATTTCCTGGGACGTTAACGATTCCTGAATGTTTAAGACGTCCGGTGTCAGCAATTCCTGTGATCCTCTGTCGGATTGTAGGAGTGCCGTCATGTCTTCTACGCACTGACTGTATCCAGCCTTGAATAATGCTTTTTCGTGACTGGCATTGAACTCTTTTAGCTGCGAGTCTACCGAGTGAGCCAGATATACCGTTGAACTCATCATTACCGTTAAGCTTAGGACTACTACGGATAAAGTTACCTTGTTCATCTTTCATTGGCCTTTTAGTTACAGGATCTTTTTTGTAGTTCCATTCAGTAGGAACCCATCCGAGATCTAATAAGAACTTCTTGAGTTCTGGTTGACTGTTCAAGTTCACAGGTCGGAACTGTACCCTAGTAAATGGACCAGAGACAGTACTTTGCTGTTCAGGTGTATCGAACCATCGGGAAGCGATCACATTCAAGGATCGATCTTGTTTGAATGGTTTACGTACAGGAGTTTCACCGTAAGGTTTCTCCAACACTTGAGGTAGTTTAGGTTCAAGAGCGCGATCAATACGGGAGACCCAGTGCTCTAACCTATGTACAGCCTGTGCCATCTTATCAGGATCTACAGGCCACCCCATTTGTTCCTGCTCATGGAGTATATCGAACAGTTTATGCGTTAACCTGAAGCAATCTTTAGGCCAGCCCTGAGCTTTAGCTTCTTTGATGCAGAGATTGTACAGCTGAAGTTGTATCCGTACATCTTCTGTGCATCGGTGCAGCATCTCAGGAGAGAACTTCGACCAGTCTTCATGTTCAGGCTTCTGTATACCGAATGTTGCACCCCATGACTCTACAGAATGGGGGCCAGCCCGTACTCCTTTCGGAGATACCCTCTGAGGGAACAGCATACGAGATAGTAACAGTGTATCGTGTTTAACACCTTTGTACTCGTAACCGTACAGTTTCTTCAGTACAGGGAAGTCATAGCCGTAACCGTTATGGAACACTAACGCGTCACAGGTATCCATGAACTCCAACATAGGCTCAGGTGAAGTGAACTTGTGTATATCGCCTGTACGGATATCTATGAAAACACCGCAGTGTACCGTAGTTACATCGTCGAGTAAGGCATCACCTTCTAGATCTGCAACACAAGTAAGCATCTAAGTACACCACACTAGTAGCACTACAATGAACACGAACCAGAACAAACGATCTCTGGTTTGATCACTCACCTTTTTTGCGTGCTTGAACACGGTACTGCACTTCAAGGTAAGTTAATTCCTCGTCGATACGTTCTTGGATAGGGTTAGCAAAGAGTAGTACCAGTGCTAGAACTATCCATGCGAAAAGTATGAACTCCAAAGGAAGGAACGCACTGATCATTATACCAAGGGCGCATAGCAGAATCATCCAAGGTTTATTGTTTATTTTTAGTAGCATCCGGATTAATCTCAGGCGCATCGTTGTTCTCCTGTTCAGGTTCAAGTTCTTGTTCAGTCTTGTTCTCAGGATCAGCACTGTTGTCTGACTTCTGAAGCTCAGTTAATCTGCCTGTGTTAGCGTTGTAAATCAGAGGTACTTTCCCAGACTCTCCGAAGTTACGGTCCTCAAGCATAGATAGAAATCTAAGATTTTTCTGTTCCGGTTGTTCAGGATCTTTGTTCCCTTCTAACCCGATCATGTAATAACAGCTTCGCATCATAGCTCTGGAGCCAGCGAACTGTACACTTTGGACATGGCCACCACGTTCATGGGGCTTACCTGATTCGGGTTTATTCAAGTGGCAGAACACGTAGTACGTGAAATTCAATTCCTTACTCATGCTTGCCAGTTCTGAAGCGATCTCGACTAACCTTTCGTTAGCCTCACCTGAACCCATACCCACTGTTAAGCAAGTAATAGGGTCAATTACTACATCACGGACCCCTTCGGTGATACAGACGTTCCGGATCTCTGCCTTGAGGTCTTTCCACTCTGTCTTACCGTACTGTCCGTACATAATAGCCTTGCCACGGATGATGTTCTTCCCTCTAGCGAAGGCTCCTGCATCGAACTCAATGCGAGGATCATGGAACACTCGGTCTACTGCAACACCTGCTAACTTCTGTGCTGTTATTGCATTAGATTCCTCAGGTTTACATAAGAACACATCCAGCCCATGCTCTTTGATAAGGTGAGCAGCGAGTTCATTCACAACACAACTCTTACCCATTTTTACCTTTGTATTCAATAACTTACGCAACTAAGTTACCCGTTCTCTGATGAACTGCTGCATGTTTCCGTGCAGAATAGACTATATCATCAATCGTTAGATTGCTCACCGCTTCCACCACCATAAGCTTGTGGTGTACTCTCTTTCGAGATAGTCGTTGAACTTTACCAAAAATAATCCCGAGAGATTTGCTTCCACGTCTTCCTTCGCCTTATATCATCGAATTGATATTTAGTGCAAGAAGGTACTAAGTCTAAAATTTCCCCTCGTTTCATACCGAACGATATGAAAGAACAGATATCTTGAACCTCGTAATCCGTTAACTTAGAATTAACGTGTTTCTCTCCCGACGCTCTAAGCTCTAAACTTAGAGCGTGTTGTTTATTTTCTGAACTTGTACACCATCCTAAATTATCAATACGATTGTCAAGCTTGTCACCGTTTATGTGATTTACTTCCATACCTTCTTGATAACCTATAAAGGTTTCAGCTACTAATCTATGAATAAAAAACCTAAAAGGCTTACCATCTTTAGATAAAGTAACTCTCTTATAACCACAATTATTTATATCAGGTTTTAATATTTTCCCAGTAACTAAGTTAAACACTAAACCTTCTTTAGTAATCGCGTACCTTTCAAAGTTTCTAATACTTCTTGATTCATTCATTCTAAACACCTCCTTAGTATTAGACAACTGGACTGGGTAAAAGTTCACTGGTCTTAGCTGCTGATTGCCCTCGTCTTTACGTTAGGGGTTCCCAGCAATTCAATGAGTTTATAGCGGGCATGTATCCACCCGCTCCGAAGTAATAACCTTCACCCCTACGGATACCCCTAGTGAGGGTCGTAAGTCCCGGCCACGGCCACGACAGGCCGTCCTCTGGACGTTTCATAGCATCATCCCATACATCTGAGCTACGGACTAGCTTATCGCTCAATGGACGTTTAGCTTCCCACACGCAGGAGTTGAACAGTTCTTGCTCCCGACCTTCCATGAGCATATCGTGGGCATCTTTCAGACTGAAATTAGCTACAACAGCCTTCGGATACATCTTACAAAACGCTTGTGCCGCAGCCTTACCTGCTTCATCTTGGTCCCCGCAGTACACTACTTGCTTCCAACGGTCGAAGTCCTTGGTGTATTTAGACAACTTATCTACCGTTTTAGTTCCGTGGTGAAGACTAATAACTGCTGGCGGGCGGTCAGATTTGCCCCTTTCAGAGAGAACTTGGAACAAAGCTAGTGCGTCTTTCTGGCCCTCTGTTATGAACAGCTTGAACCCTCCAGCTTGCACTGCTTGATCCCATCCGAACGGGTCGCACTCCTGTACATCCCCTATAAAGAAGAACCGTTTATCAGGGACAGTCCGCGCTTGGAATGCTTGAACTTTACCTTGAGCTGTGTACGGGTAGTAATGCGACTGAACTACGGAGGCTGTCTCTTGGTCGTAACCTAGACGGACACCGAAATGCTGCATCACATGCTTCTTGATTTTTAAGTCAGGGAGTCCCTCTATCGGGAGCTTCTTGATGAACTCGACCTCTTTCTGGATCTGTTCAGGTGATTTACGTTGTGGTTCAGGTGGCGTGTACGATGCGTCTTTGTCACTGTACGGGTCCTTTACATGAGTATGGCAGGAGAAGCAATAGCCTGTGTACCTACCGTCATCTTCCCTGAAGACCTGTAACCCTCTCGTTGTGCCGCATGAATGCGGTAATCTTTCTACGTACTTACCTCGTTGCTTTTCCATTATCCTCCTTCGGGTTGTTAGTCGCTATAAGTAAAGTGTTATTTGTTTAGCTCGTTGGCTTGCTTGCGTAGTTGGTTTGCATAATCTAATAGCTCACAAGCATCACGCATTGGTAAACGATACTTGTCGCTAGCAGTGGCTTTTACAGCGTCAGTGATACCCTTGGCTTGTTGGTCTCGGTCACGATGTGCTACCAGTTCACTCTCTTCAGTGTTGTCAATTTCAAGCAACCTCTCGATAGCTTGACCCATATCCATGTGCACCAATTCAGCGCAGCTTTCGACATTCACAGCTAACCTTATATTTTGAGATTTAAGGTTTTCGACTTCAGCCTCTAACAACCCAATCAATGACTGTGCCTCGTCGTTTGCTTGTTGTAGCCCGTCAATGCGTTTTTCTTGGTCGCTTATTTGCTCAAGTGCGTTATGGAATTGAACACAATATAAAGCGCTTTCTTCTTCTAGCTTGGCGTTTGCTTGTTGTAGCTTTAGAAGCTCACCAAGAGACTCCCTTAGCGCTTTGTTTCGGTCCTTTGCATTATTCGGGTAAGTTATTTCTGTTGAATATCCACCACTGCAATCATCTGTTGCAGAAGCTAGCCCGCTAGGTAACGTGTATTTACTCATTACGATTCACCTTTAGCTAACAAAGCTCTGGCCTTTTCAATTATCTTCTGTAAGTCGTTCATCGTTGTTACTCCTAGTGTTCACAACACCTGTTGTTACCTCGGGTACTCACCTATGGGTGAACATCTAAAGGTTTGATACTGATTTGGGATAGCTGGCGCAGATTACGTAGTAACGGTGACTCCTGAATACAGTCAGTTGCTGCTTGTTCTACTGCGAACAGTCCTGATTCAGTGATCAGTGAATTACCTACAAACAATCCGTACACCTTAACACCTGAAACTGCAATGCTATCATTGCTTGGTTCTTGATCAGGTAAAGATTGGACAACCTCTGGTTCAGAAAGTTCAACGGGGTCCTCAGGAATTTCAGCATCGAAATCCAGAGACTGTTGTTCAGGCTCTTGTTCAGTCTCTTCCTCAGTCTCTTCCTCAGGGGATTCTATCTGAGAGATGAACGGCTGTTCACCTAGTAATGATCGGATCATACTAGTGTAACGTTCTAAGGTTGTACCCTCTAAGCCAGCAGCTGTGTTCACCTCTAGGACGTACGCAGAATTGCGCCGCTGGTTTCGTACTACATCCACAGCACCGAAGTCCAGTCCTAGGGCTTGAACCGAAGCTGTAGCTTGATCAATAACATCCTGAGGTACAGTGCTGAAGTTAACACCCTCTCTCATGAATATAAAGCCACCCTGAAGGTTACGTACCTGCCAGTCAACCTCTTGATCAGGTGTGTTAGAACTACGTGCCTTACGTTGAAGGTCGAACACCTTGTACTCTTGATCTTGATCCTTGAACACATGCACACGGTACTCATCCTGCTTTGGAATGTACACTGTGTACAAGTTAGCTCGGACAAGTTCATCAGGATTCGTAGCTATAACAATCCCGTTACCTGAGTTACCGTTCAGTACAGTCCTACACACAATCCTCTTTCTTGGATTATCTCGGAGGAACTGTGCGGCCTCTGTACGGCTTGTAAAGAACTCAGGGATACTAACCCCTGCCTTAGACAAGATCTCTAGTGTACGGAGCTTACAGGAAGCATTACGGACACTTTCGAAGCTGTTCAAGACTGGATTGCTGCCTAATCCCTGAGGTGGGAGGTTTCTTCCAGAGTTTCCCCAGTTCACGATTGTTCGCTGTAGTCTATGGACTCTAGAGTTTCTCAGGTTAACGCATCTTGTTTGCAATGCTTGTGCTAGTGCTGTTGCAGACCTTGAGCCTGCTTTGTACGGAAGTACTATACCCATGTACGGATTCCCCTTACGGTTGCTGATGTATCGGATGTATTGGATGTATCTGGAAACTCTTGCTGTGTAGTCTCACGTAGCATGTTCTCTATATCCTGTACGGTTCTACCCTGAAGCCAGTTGAACTGGGTCTGAGGGGGACTCGTAGGACGTGATGCCCGTTCAGGAGATACAGGCTGTGGTTCTGAGCTAGGTGGTGGGACTAATCCGTACTCAGCTCGCTGGACTACATCATGCAAGCGTTCAATTTCCTTCAGGTGGGAAGCCTTGGCAACGTTCACAGAATTCGTAACCTGAACTCGAACTAGTACATCATTCAGGGTTTGAATGCCCCGTTCCATGAGGTCGTTAAGGTTCTGCTCATCTTCGAACGTTTGGACTAGAGCTTCATCCTTGAACACATCAATGAACACATCACGTAACCTCTTACTGAGTTTGATATCTATAAGATCCTCAGGCTTTCTTAAGTTCTCTGTGCTGTACTTCTTCATCCGTAGTAAGAACTCTATCAAATTACATGCTCGTTCTTTATCCAGTACAGCATCGAACATGCGGAACTCTACTGTACCCAGATCACGGAACCTGTTAAAACTTAACCCTGAGTACTTCGATACCGCTGTACCTGAAGGGAATGCAGTGTCACGTTCTAAGATATCGCCTATAAGGTTCATCTGGTGAGTGTTACAGTCTACAGGTAAGCAGAACATATTAGACCTACGGGTACTTCCGAACAATCCGAACAGTACATGCTCGAACAAGACACTACAAGCTACGAAGTTCTTGAACTGCTGCACAGTTAAATCCGTGATGTCGATATGAATATGGGTACTGCATCGTTCTGAGACTGTACAGTTCGAAGACTGGACTACACTGTACAAGGAGTCCAGTGCCTGTTCAATCTTTGCACCTGACTGAGGACCGTTGAAGATGAATTCCTTACCGTAATTACGTAAAGAGTTATCGTCAATAACCTGTACAAGGTCATGGTCCAGTGAACTTGTTGAACCAATGAAGCCCTCTACCTCAAGTTCAATACCTACTGCGGAATTAGAGCAGAACCGTCCTGTATCTTCTGAGTACCGTACAGTACGCCAACTGTGAAGATCTCTTAGTTTTAAATTCGAAGTACTTGAAGTCATACATCCTCCTGAGGAAGTTCTTGTGCAACACGTTCAGTTAAGCACTTAAAAGGTGTGTCGAGTCCATAAAGGTTGTCATTACGTACAACCCCTACAGATAGGATACGGTGAGGGATATAAGCTAACCCTTGGATTACAGCAAGACCCCTAAATGGTGTGACCGATTTCTCAGTTACTGGTGGTTGGTACATGAAATTCAGTAAGTAAATCAACTGAGGCAGAACATCATGCACCTCGTTCAGTACCATCCTACCCTGTTCAGGTCGGATGTTGTACATCTTCAATCCCTGAGTTGTGAAGGATTTCTTGTAAGAGTTCCTTTGATACGAATTCAGGAGGAACGGGGTTAAGGCACCTGTATCTCTAGAAGTCCTTGTGTAGAACCCTGTACGGAGTGTGAACACGTACAAGCTCTCGTAATCAACACTGATCCGAGTAGTCCGAGAGGAGGTACGGTTCAAGACATCTACACGGAACTGTCCATCGTCTGTGCCTGCAACATAGCAAGGCTCGAAGTTATCGTTCAGCTTCACAATACAGAACGTCCCTCCGTAGTACATACCCATATCATCGTTGCTGTACCCTTCAGATTGTACACGTTTTAAATCTAATGTACTGTTCAGGGGGTTCTGGAACAGTCGCTGCTTTAAACTTGGAACAGTTGCGTTAGGTGGCATCATGATCTCCTAATGTATCTGATGTGTTTGATGTATCGGTGAATACAGGTGAGTTCTCTTGGAAACACTCAGGTAATTCCCAGATAGCTGGAGTTGACCCCTTTAGAGTCATACGCCCCACTGTGCGATCCATTGCCGAATGTACAGCATTCACTGCTTGTCTGAAGATTAAACGTACACTTTCCTCGGAGTGTAGCCAGTACGCTGAAGGATTTCTGTACTCGAACCCGTAAGGTTTGACCCGAATCGCTCGGCCACCGCCGAACAGCAACCATGCTCTTTGTCTTTCGGGACTGTTAAGGAGCGTCCCTATAATAGATCGTGAGACTTCAAGACAGTCACGAAGGTGGCCTTGGTCTGAGCAGTTCCGACCTGAAGTGAATCCTATATGGATATGTCCACCAGCGGGTACTTCCTCCGGACTGATTACTTCAGGTCCCCTCATCTGGCGTAAGCTGTACGGTGTACAAGATCCCTCATTCTGCTGGATATGGTACTGAGGCTCGCACCCAACATTAAACACTGATTTAGGGATACCCTTGAGGTCATCACGGTTGTACCCCGCTAGAGCGCCACACAGGAGCTTGTAGCGCCCCTCCTGCTTAGAATCCAGTATCTGCTGGACTTCCTCTAGAGTGACCTTGAGATTATGTACGAAGTCATCCTCGGTGTACGCAGGATCTGTGCCTATCTCAATCAAGGTTCCGTCAAGTTGGACAGTGCCTTTACTTAGCTTAAAAGGTTTCTCCTTAGTCCCTTGCACAAGCCCTACAGCTGGAACTATACGAAACAAGGTTGTATCGAATACAAACAGTTCAGGGTCGCAGCCTATAGCAATTTTAACAGCTGGTGGTGGTTTTAATTCATCAGTCATTTCTGTTTCCTCTATAAATTCAGGTTTAATTAGTGTAACTCTAACGGTTGATTATCGTTGTACGATGTGTACAGTTCACCATAAGCACCTAACTCCGCACAATCCCTACACTGGAGTCTATCGTGCTGGATGTACTCACAATGCCTATCTAAGAACTCTGTACTGAAATCAATGCTATCACCA